GCAGGTTTTGTTGGTCCTCCATCTTCGTTAATGAATGATCCTCGTGCAGAAGTATGGAATAGATTATTATTACCAAAGAAGAGTCCAGAAAAAACTGGGGTTTCTATTGTTAACAAACAAACTCCTATGGGTACTCCTAATACATCAGGAACTGCCATAAGATCTCCTTTTGTAGCTAAACCACAAGTTAATACTCCAGCAACTAATCCTGGGTTTATGGTTTCTCCTCAAGGTGCGCCAGCTTCAAGACCATCACAGACTGGTGATTTTAAAGTTACTCCAGCAGATCCTAGTACTCCAGCAACTAATCCTGGGTTTATGGCTCCTTCACAAAATGTACCTAATTCTTCTAAGTATGAATTAGGAGTTTCTACAAACACAGAACTAGATAAACAAACTGGAACCAATGGTAGAAATATTGGTGATATGCGAAAAGAAAATGAACAATATGCCCAAGCAGCCAAAGATAGAGGAGAACCCGTTCTTGTTGGATCTCCAGAATGGGTTGCTTGGAACAGAGCAAAAAATCAAAAACGTCTTGATGATGCAGGAATTAATAAAACAGTAGATCAAGTAGTTTCACCACAACCAGAAACTGCTTCTGATGTTGTTGGTGGTGCTGCCGCAGCAGGAGCAGCTTATAGAAATGATCCAACTGGTGTAGCAGGACGTAATGCTCCAACAAAGATGCCGCCTCGTGGCGGAGGTAGTAATGTTGGACTTTCTACGCCATCAGATTCATCAGGAACTCCTTTACATCAGCCTGCACCAGTAGCAGGAAAATTAACTGATGCTCAGAAGGATACAGATGCTACAGATGATAATATTGCAAAAGTTGCTTGGTGGAAAAGAACTGCAACACAAAATGCAGAGATGAAAACAAGAGAAAATGATAGAGCAGACGCACAAAGAACGGCTGACACAGATAGAGCTCAAGCATTAAGAACCGCTAGAGCAAATAGAGATCAGGCTGATACTACAGAATTAACAAATTACAGAACTAGACAAAATGTACAGGAACAAACTAGAGATCCTAATGATCCTCTGTATGGTCTAAACATAAAGCAAGGTCCTAAGCGTGATCTTGATGCAGACCTGAAAACTTTGGCAGTAAAGGCTGGTCAATTTGGTATAGATACTGCTAAAGGTGCTTTAAAATTAGGTACTCTAATAGCAATTCCTCCAGAAGAATTAATTACTACTGCAACAGGCAGAATGGCTGGTCTTGGATATTCCAAGCAAGGAGCCAAAGATAGATTTGATTATTACAGAACAAAAATAGATCAAGCACCTGGCGCATTAACTGGAATAATTGGTGATGCTGCTTCTTTATTAAAAAATGTTGCGCCAGGATTAAGTAACACATTAGGCAAGTCTGCTGGAAAAGTTGTAGGTGCTATAACTGGTTCAAAACTTGCAAAAATGGGAAGTGCTGTAGCTGGTTCCAACACAGGAAAAGCATTATTTGGTGCAGCAAAAACTTACGGAAGAGCTACAGCAGACGAAGCTGCTAGATTAATGACTGGTGCTCTATACGACCCAAGATCAGTTAGTTTGCCTTTAGGATCTGAGTATACAGAACCTAAAGAGACTGAACCTAAAGACACTGAACCAAAAGAAGAAGAAGAAAAGAAAACTAAAACACCATAATTTCACTACACTTTTAACATTCTGATTACTAGAAATAATAATTATTATAAATAAGAAAGACTAAGGAACTAATATATGCAACCACAAAATAACAATGTCGCTCAACCGTCTAATGTATTGATTGATGCTCGTACCTACACCAAAGATGCTTCTGGTAAGGGAGTTGTTCTTGGCACTGAAGATTTGAGCTGGCTGGAAGGTCGTGCTCAACAGAACCAAGGAAGTCTTCGCCCAATGAGCGGAGGCGTAGAAGCTCCTGCTCCACTAGGAGCACAGGCTGCAATGAACGAACAACTTCAGAATCTTTTCAGTGGTGAAAATCTTTCCGAAGAATTCATGGGCAAGGCTTCAGTTGTATTTGAAGCTGCTCTGAATGAAAGAACTGAATCCATTCGCCAAGCCATGTTGACCGAAGCCAGCACTCTTGTTGAACAAGAAGTCGGCAACGCAGTCAATGAACTTGCCACACGTTTAGATGAATACCTGAGCTATGCTGTGGATGAGTGGATGAAGGAAAACAAGTTGGCTGTGGAGAGCGGTATTCGCACAGAAATTTCTGAAAGCTTTATCACTGGTCTCAAGTCGTTGTTTGAAACACACTACATTGAAGTTCCAGAAAACAAGCATGATATTCTGGAAGATCTGTTCTCGGAAAATCAAGAACTAGAAACCACACTGAACGAGCAAATTCAAACAAACATGAAGTTTAAGCAAGAACTTGACCAAGGTGCTGCACGAGCAGTATTCATGGAAGCAGTTTCTGATCTAACTCAAGTTGACGCAGAGCGTCTTGCTAGTCTCGCAAACAATATCAACTACACAAGCCCACAAGAATTTCACAACAAGCTTGTAGTACTTAAGGAAAATTATCTCAAGGCAGCACCAGTTGCTGCAAGAGAACCAGAAACATTGACCGAACAAAAGATTATTCCACAAGGAGATAGTTTGATGTCTGGTTATGTAAATGCACTTGGTCGTCACTCAAAGAAGTAAGTAACTAATTCACTATAAATCTAACATTATACTCAAAAGGAGATAAATTAAAATGGATTTCAATCAGAACTCATCGTATGACACTTTACTAGAAAAATGGGACCCCCTTCTCAATCACGAGTCGATCCCTTCAATTCAAGATTCATACAAGAAGAAGGTAACTGCCGTCCTCTTGGAAAATCAAGAAGTTGCTTTGCGTCAACAATACATCTCAGAAGCCAACACCATGGGTGGTGCGTTTAATACCTCTGGTTCTGGTTCACAAGGTAATCTTGCTGGTTACGATCCAATCTTAATTAGCTTGGTTCGTCGTAGCATGCCAAACTTGATGGCTTATGACATTGCAGGCGTTCAGCCGATGAGTGCTCCTACGGGCCTTATCTTTGCAATGCGCAGCCGTTATGATGGCGTAACTCTTGGTAAGGAAGCTCTTTTCCAAGAACCATTTGCTCAGTACTCTGGTGCAGGCAATACCTCTTTTGGTGCTGCATTCGGTACTACTGGTGCATCCAGTGGTGTAGATCCTACCTATGGTGGTACAGGACAAGCTGGTGGTTTTGGTAGCTCTGGTCTAACTTTTGGTATTCGTAACTCTTCATTTGACATGGCTTCTTTCCGAGGCATGTTAACGGGAGACGGCGAAGGTCTTGGTTCTGGTACTAAGGTTTTCCGAGAAATGGGTTTCAGCATTGAACGTATCGCTGTCGAAGCAAAGACACGTGCTCTCAAGGCTGAATATACAACGGAATTGGCTCAAGATTTGAAGGCTGTTCACGGCTTAGACGCTGAGAGCGAACTTGCTAATATTCTTAGCACTGAAATTCTCAACGAAATCAATCGTGAATTGATCTACACTCTCTATCGTGTAGCCAAGACTGGTTGCGGTCAAGGTGACCTTTCTACTGCTGGTATCTACGATCTCAATACGGATTCAGATGGTCGCTGGAGCGCAGAACGCTTCCGAGGACTGATGTTCCAAATTGAGCGTGAAGCCAACGTTATTGCAAAGGAAACTCGTCGTGGTAAGGGCAACTTCATTGTGTGCTCTTCAGACGTTGCTTCTGCTCTTGCAATGGGTGGTTTCCTCAATGTCAGCCCAGCACTAAACGTGCAACTTGAAGTTGATGACACTGGCAATACATTTGCTGGTATTCTTAACGGCAAGTTCAAGGTTTACATTGATCCGTATGCCAAGACCAATGCCAACTTCGTAATGGTTGGTTATCGTGGCGCAAGTCCATACGATGCTGGCGTGTTCTACTGCCCATACGTTCCTCTCCAAATGGTGAGAGCCGTTGATCAGTCAACATTCCAACCAAAGATTGGATTTAAGACTCGTTACGGCATGGTAGCAAATCCGTTTGCTGATAGCACAGATATAAATACTGTTGGTACAAACCAATATTATCGTATATTTGCAGTAACTAACTTGCATGGTAACACAGGTTTCGGACTTTAATCTGAAACTTTAAGTAAATAACGAATATGGGGAGGCCTTAAAAAGCCTCCCCTTTTTTGTTATATAAATACTATATGGCAACAAATCCAGTAACACACAATGCACTCATAGTCAATTACTTTCAGTTTGTTTTGACTAGAGTTCCTAACATGACATACTTTTGTCAGAGCGCAAATCTTCCAGGACTAGCGTTTGGATCAGCAGAACAGCCAACTATTTTAGGTCATCCAGTCAGAGTTCCCACAGGAGCATTTAGATTTGAAGATCTTGAATTAACTTTTCGTGTTGATGAAAATTTAACAAATTGGAGAGAAATTCATACCTGGATTAAAACTACTGGAAATTATGAATCTGATGCTGACACACTTTCATATGATAAAAAAACTTCAGATGCTCGCTTATTAATAACTAATAGTTCGTATCGACCAAAAATTGCTATACATTTTAAACATGTATTTCCAATTTCGTTAAGTGGTTTAAATTTTAATACTACTGCTACTGATTCTATAGAAATGACTGCTACTGTGAAATTTGCATTTACTGGTTATGAGATTGAAAATTTGTCTACTCCTTAATAACAGGAATTTATATTATGAATATTAATGATGTGAAAGAAATGGTTAAATCTGATTTGGGTATTGATCAAACTGCCTTGGATACAGAGTCTAGCAGAACACCTCAATTACACAACAAGTATTTGGTTATATTCATGGATGAACGAATAAAACTAAAGAGACTTGAAAACGAGTTATCTGTACTCAGAAGAAACAAGTGGTTGTATTATACAGGTCGTATGAGCAAAGAAGAACTTGTCCAGTTTAACTGGGAACCGTTTGAATTGAATGTATTAAAGACTGAAGCCAATGATCTGATAGACTCTGACGACGAATATATCCGAATGTCTCAAAAGGCAGATTTTCAAAAAGAAATTGTTAATTATTTGGAAGGTGTTGTTAAAATAGTCCAGAACCGTCAATGGCAGATACGAGCCATGATAGACTGGATCAAGTTTACTCAGGGGGCTTAATGGCAGATTTGGATATTACACAACCAGATGCAGTTATGGTCAAGGTTGATTGTGATCGTTCTTTAGCCAAAGAACTCAATTCCTACTTTACTTTCACTATGCCTAATTTTAAGTACACCCCAGCCTATAAGAACAAGATTTGGGACGGTAAAATACGTCTTTTTAACCTGTTTACTCAGTCCATGTACGCTGGATTAGTAGAACCGCTAATCAAGTTTGCCAAGGATCGGGGGTATTCCTACTCCTTTACGCCAAGAACGTACCAGAAGCCATCTAATGCCCTTGTGAGCGATTTTATAGAGAACCTGCCTATCCAGGCTAACGGCTCCATGATCAAAC